TTAGGATGCCATTCTGTGCTTTTCTATCCAACAGTCTATATCAGATTCAAGCCATCTCGCAATTTTTCTTTTACCCTCCCCAAATAGCATTGAAGGAGGGAAATAGCCTGTTTTCATCCAGTCATAAATAGTTGACTTTGGAAGGCTGGTTTTTAACTCAACCGCCTTCAAGTCAAGCAAACGACTTTGCTTTTCTGACATTCACCCCTCCTTACTTTCCGCTTTTCTAAAATCAGTACCTTCTGGATCTATCCCAAAATATTCACAAATTTCTGTAGCTTTTGTCGCACCTGGCCCATGTCTGGATACATGAACCCAATTCAAAACGTACTTTGGCTTTTTACTATTCATGAGAGCCATTAGATAAAGTTGCTCAAAGTTAAATTCACTCATCCCTCAGCTCCCGATTCAACATCCAACAACATGCTGCCTTCTTCTGGTAATTACTCCTCACAACTAATCCACTCCATCACCCACCTCTCAACTCATTTCTAATTTCAGCCAATCTTTTTAACGTTTCACTTAGGTAGGCGATTTTTGTCTTAATAGAGAACTGATCACCTAGCTCTAATTGGATTTGTTCAGTACCTCGGCCCACATAACGCAAGTGAATCCAATTGCCGCCATCAGTGATGACTGTATCTTTCTCACTAGAAAGTGGGAGCAGGGCATTTACAGAATCTTTAATAAGAGCTTGAAGTCTTGATACTTCGATAATTTCAGGATGTGCATTCATGACATTCACCATGGAGCGCTTAAATGCGCTCTCTAATCCCTGATTCGATAAGATCTTTAATCTCAACTACGTCTAAACGATGAACGTAAGCTAAGACCTCGCCATCTTCGTCATAAACGCGAATGTCTTTAATCTCGTTAATTTCAACTTCACGCCAAGCTTGATAGCCGTTGCCATCAATTGAATACTGAGCATCAAAATCAACTTCTAAAGTGAACTTTTCATTTGCAGTTTGAAGTACTGCTTGTTCATTTTCAGGGTCGATTGATTCAACTTTGAAAGGAGCTGCAACCGTTACAGGTTCGTTATTAGCAGGGGTGAAGGCATAAGCAGCAGTTAGAGCACTAACTACTCCTACGAATCCCATGGATTTGACTATGTTGGCTTTTATATTCATACTTATCTCCGCATTAGATGCAAACCGCCTAGACTTCGAACCCTATGGCGGTTTTTGTTTGTCGATGAGAAGATAGTAAGGTAACTTACCAAAATGGTCAAGAGAAATGGTAATTAAAATTACTTTTTATTTTTGTTAACTTACTTTTTATTTGATAGATAAAAGAAAACCCGCACATGGCGGGTAATGAAAATTAGCTAATTTTAGCCTGCGCGCCACACCTGGCGCCCAATAACCTTAAAATTCAATCCATTTTGTTCAGTAACAATCCTATCGCGATACTTTTCATTAAAGCTATGCAGAACTAAAGAGCCATCAGCTTCTTTGAAAATCTGTTTTATCATTCCTTCACCTGCAAAGTAAATTGCATAAATCTCACCATCTATGATTTCGGTTTGAGATAAGTCGATACCCACAAGGTCCTGATCATGAATGTAATCAGCCATACTGTCGCCTTTAGCTTTAATGAGCCTTAAGCATTTAGGGTCCACCATCTTTCTTTGAAAGAACGAAGGAGGGAACGGATATTTTTCATTAATTACATCAAAATGGAATTCAATTGATTCCCCAGTACCACACGAAAAGTTAGCTTCCACAACATCAATCCATATATAACCGTTGACCTCATCAAACTCGACAACATCAGGTTCAATGATACTGTCTGTGTCAAATGAAGCTTCTTCTTTAGTAGTTAGTCCATGCTTATTAATAAAGTCTTGAATATTAAAATTAGTAAGATTTTTAGGCTCTTTACCTTTCAAGAGGTACTCTGTAGAGCTACCCAAGGCTTTGGCTAATGCCATTAAGCTTTCATGCTTAGGTACGTTTTCGTCTTTTTCCCAGTAAATAACAGAAGTTTTAGACACACCAACAAGATCAGCTAAAGCTTGTTGTGTAAGTTTTTTCCGTTTACGCAGATTTTTCAAGCGAATACCAAGCGTTTCCATTTTAATTCCACCAGCAGAACGTAAGTTATCTTACCAATTGACTTGGTAAGTTTTATGTAGTTTAATAAGGTAAGTTAAATTACTTTATGGGTAAGTTAGATGACTAAGTCAGAAGCTTTAACCCTGCTTAACTGCACTGTTACACAGTTAGCAGCGAAGTTAGGGATTTCTCACAATGCAATCAGTCAGTGGGACGAGTCAAAAATACCATTAGCACGTGAATACCAAATACGTGACCTTGCTGATGGTAAACAACCATTAAAAAGAACTGCTGCGGCATCTTAAGGAAAGTTTTATGAGTCTTGATAAAAATTCTACGCATGTGCGTTTGTCTCCCGAAAATCATCAACGAGCAAAAGTCTTAGCAAATTTCAAAGGTAAGAACTTGGCTCAGTATCTCGCTTGGCTTCTTGAAAAAGAAATCGCTGGCGAGTGGCACATTCTTAATATAGAGGCAAAAAACATGGAGCGCTTGGGATTAACAGGTTTGATAAGGGAGCTTAGTACTGAAGTCGAAATCGACGAGGGATTAGAAGGGATTACTGGGAATCAAGGGCAATAAAAAACCGCTTCCTGCGCGAACAGGTTAGCGGTCACGTTCAATCGGAGAGAACCAAATGAACTATTCAATATTAGCAGACATTGAACTAAATCGGAAGATTAGTTTGTTTCAAAAAGCGGTTGAGGCTTATGCAACAGAACGCAGTTTAAAAAACTCGGTCGCTGTAGCTGAGGCTAAAAGTAACTTGGAGCGTCATTACTATGAATCCTACAGCTTTGCGGTTCATAAGGGAGTATGAGCATGGAGTTTATGAAGGTGCGAAATATGCACGCCAATATGGCGATCTTCAAAGGCTTTACGATGCTTCAAGTGATGAATTCTTCATTGAAGAAATCAACGATGCTTATGAAGAGTTTAAGAGGAGCTTGGTATGACTAGTTTTATTTCTAATGCATTCCAGATTCCTAATGACCTAATAGATAACGGACATATGGCTAAGATGAAGGGTGCAGCTTTGCCTTGTTATCTTCTCATTGTTCGTAAAACGCGTGGCTGGAATAAACAAGCAGATAGCATCAGCCTATCTCAGTTTGTAAAAGCTACTGGATACAACAAGGATACTGTACAAAAAGGCCTATTAATTTTGGAAGAGATGGGTGTAATTATCCGCCTTGAAACTGACAAACAAATTAATGAATGGTCTCTAACTGACCAGATAATTACCACTGAAAACCATACTAAAAATTCGCCTAGCGAAAATTTAGCTATGCTAAAAAATAGTACGGAACCATACGAAAATTTAGTATCAAACCATACTAAAAATTCGCCACACAATAACAATAATAAAAACAAAGAAAAACAAGGGGTGGGTTACTCAGAAAACTTTGAGAAGTTCTGGTCTGCATATCCAACTTGTAAACGTAAATCAGACAAGTCTGGCACTTATAAAACTTTCACAAAGCATGAAGGAAGTTTTGCGATTGAAACACTTCTTTCAGTTCTTGAAAAACAAAAATCTGATGTCTCTTGGACAAAGCAGGATGGTGAGTTCATTCCATCACCTAGCGCTTGGTTAAACCAAAAACAATGGGAAAACGAGTATTGGTTTCAAGTCAATAGCCCTGTGGTAGCTCCTGATTTCTCTAATGCCCAATTGCAATATGGAGACTGGTAATGAGTACAAACATTCAAAATATGACAATTGAGCAGAGTGTGCTAGTCGCTTTGATGACAGTGAGCCATTCCCTTGAGGTTGTCGCAAATGATCTTACCGAAGAACATTTTTACGCTGGTCGTCACAAGATTATCTACAAGGCGATTGTTGAGCTTGCTAATGCTGATAAGCCATATGACTCAGTGTTTGTCTGCAAGCATCTACAAGAGCGAAACCTTCTCAATGATATTGGTGGAGAAGAGTATTTAATTGAACTTAACAGTGCGGTTGGTAGCGTACACCATTTGGAATATTTTGTTGCTGAGTTGAATAAACTTAAGCAGCATCGCGAAGTTGAAGATATTGGTCTCTCGATTGCGGAGTGCGCTAAAGATCTGACTATCACTGATGTTTACTTAGCTGCTGAGAATTTATTTAGTTCATCTAGTAATTCTATTGAGCAAAAGCAAACAGGTTTTGATTTTAACCAGGCTTTAGAAAAAACACTTGAGCGATTTGAGAAAAAGATTGCTCAGAAAGAACAAAAGGGCTTCATAGGTGTTCAGTTCAATATTCCTCATCTTGATAATCTTTTGGGAACAATTGAAAAGGGTCATTTTTGTGTAATTGGTGGTCGTCCGGGCAGTGGTAAATCAACTCTTGCTCAGATGTGTGCAATGCAAACTGCTAAGCGCTACAACATGCCAGTCTTGTTTATCTCTGCTGAGATGGATACGCCGACCCTAACCAACCGCATGATCTCGGCATTAGGTGCAATCCCGTATAACAATCTTCACAACGGTGAAATCTATGACGGGATGTTTGAGAAGCTTACTGCAACTATTGCTCAATTTAGAAACCTGCCAATTTTTATTGAAGAAAAGCAAAAGCCAACGATTGCTGAAATCCAAAGTTATGCGCGCAAAGCGAAGCGTAAGTACAAGGCTTTGGGCTGCATCATTGTTGATTATATCGGCTTAATCCGAGACCCATCTAAGAAGGATCGCGTTCAAGAAGTTGCATCAATCAGTCGTGACTTAAAAGCTATGGCAAAAGAGTTTGATTGCCCAGTAATTGCATTGGCTCAACTTAACCGTGGAGCAGAAGGACACAAGCCAGTAGCAAGTGATCTTAAGGATTCTGGACAGATTGAACAGGATGCAGACCAAATCATCATGGTTCATCCAATCCTCGAAAAAGAGACTAATGCGCCAACTGGTGTAACCGAGTTAATTATTGCCAAAAATCGTCACGGTAAGCGTGGATCTGTAAAGGTTCAGGATCGCTTAGATATTTGTCGTTTCGTAGGCATGTCATTCCCAGTGGAAGAGAGAGGTGCAGCGTGACTCTATCAGAAATTAAATTCCGATTAATCACAATCGCAGAAAAAAGAAAGCGTCCTTACTTCGACATGATTGTAGTTAGAGAAGTGTATGAGGCATTCAAAAACAACACCTACCACGAATTAAAAAATTACGTGCTTGCTGAAATGGAAGTTTCTGTTTTGAACATGGTGGAGTTAGGCAGATGAACTACAAGGAAATGATGGCATTGCGTTGTGCTTACAACCATGGATTAAAGACTGCTGAAACAAGAGCAGCTGCATGTTTGTACGTAAAACTTAGAAGAGCCGGCCTGTTAGAGCAGCTTAAAGCACAACAAGAAACTCCAGCACCTACTGCTCGAAAGAAGATTTCAGAGAGAGCCAATCCAAATGATGTAAACCAACTCGTTAATTGGATGACTTCAAAATATGGAAGGCAAGCTGCACTTGCTAGACAGCTAGGGGTTAGTGCTTGTCTGGTTGAGAGAGTTAAAAACACTGGGACATGCACACAAGAAACATTATCGCGCCTAAAGACTGCCCAGCAAAATATCATCAAATTGGAGAAGAAGAATGAGAATAAGCGAAAAAGAGTTTGAGTCAATTCAAAACAAGCGGAATAACGCACAAAAAGGCACATTACAGCGCGATAAAGGCAAAAGTGATGGTATGTACCACTTAAGGCAAAAATAGCTGATACAAGCGAAATTAGAGCGTTTTACGAAGATGGCTTAAAAGTCATTTTGGATTGTGAAATTAAAACTGCACCACCTTCAGTAAATCACTACTGGGTAGCTTCTGGAAAAAGAAGATTTTTAAGCAATAAAGCACGTGATTTTCATGATTTGGTTCGACAAGTTGTGCCGGCTCATAAATCAACTGCACGACTCAAATTAGAAGTGACTTTTCATTTCCCTACACGTCAATGCCGAGACATCGATAACTACCTCAAAGCGACTATCGATAGCTTAGTGAAATGCGGTCTGTGTGTGGACGATGAACAGTTCGATGAGCTTCTAGTAAAGCGTGGAAATGTCATCAAAGGCGGGCTTATTAAGCTCAAGGTTAGCGAGGTTTAGGAGATGAACATGCGTGTTGATAGTACAGCTTTTACAGACGACCCTCGCGCACGCGCGCGTTTTATCGAATCTAGAAAAAAAGCCAAAGGATTCTTGCTCAAACGCCGAGGCTATAAACGCCCAGACTTCAACCGCATGATTCTAGATTTACGCAACCTTGGATGGTCACACGAAAAGATTGCATACGTCCTTGATGTGTCGGGTGGCAGCACTGTTTCTTCTTGGTCTACTGGATCCATTCCAGAGTACATCCACGGTGAGCAATTCATCATGTTGTGGCAAGAACAAACAGGCATTGAGCGCGTACCACGTGAAGGCGAATGGCAAACATATAGATATGACATTGGGCAGCTTGATCTACTTGAAACTTTAGATGTTTTCGCTGCTCAGTTAGATGAGGAATTACAACAATGAAACCAGAACAGTTTATTCGTGAGTACGGGGTGGAGAAGGCGAGAGAGGTTGTTGAAGGCATCCCAAGCAAATATATGGAGTGTTACTACTCAACATTATGCTACTGCACCAAAGCAAAAAAGTATTCAGATCGTTTTAATCCAAGAATTGAACTTGTGAACATGGCGGATCTCAAACGCTTGGTGGAGTCTATTGATTTAGTCGAATCATGGGGTGGCATTGAGGACTTAAAACTATATGACTTGTCTCATTGCAAAGATAAACCTGAATCTGCTGGATACAAGCTGCTTAAAGCAATTGCTGATTACGAATCAATATACGGAGGCGGGGATGAATAGTATCTGGTTTACGTTGTTCTTCTGCTTATGCTGCTTCATTTGGGGTTTTGCATATTCGTATGGCAGTTGGATTGAGAAAGCAACTAATGGCCAGCCTTTTGAATCGAAAGGCAAGGTCTACAAAATCATTGAATTGGATGTTGTGGAGAAAGGAGCCAGCCATGAGTGAGTTTAAAGTCGGGGATAAGGTTGTTTTGAAAAACAGTAGCCAAGACAAGGTAATGACTATTCAAGAATGCTACAAGGAATTCATTCGAGCATATTGGGATGACAAACATTATTCATTTGCTCATGAAGTTAATTTTCGTTTTGCCACCCCCGAAGAAATCGCATTAGGCCACCGCATTGATAAACCATCGGACTCGAGGGAATTAGAAACCCTAGACAAACTAGAAAACCACATCAGCCCGCTGTGTAAATCAAAGGATGTTTGAGATGGATAAGTGCAGAGAAGAATTTGAGAAACATTTTTTAAGTTTGAAATTTGCCACAGAAGGAGTTGCTCAAACTGTTCTTGACGCTTGCACCTTTGATAAAGATCAAAATGTATATCTTCCTAACATGGAATGGTTTTTACATAACGATGATCAAGAAGGTGTTGTGTATTGCAGTATGTTAAACACTTGCTACATGTCGTTTCAGAGCCGCCAGACCGAGGTAGATGAGCTGCAAAACCTATATACACAACAAGGCATAAATATGCTGAAGCTGCAAAAGCGGGTGGATGAACTTCAGACAGCGTTCAAACAACTGATCGAAATGGAGAATGAATCAATCTCGTTTGAGCATGATCTTTTTGATAAAGGCTGGAATCAATCAGCACGACAAACAATTGAAAATATTTACAAGCTAACTGGTTTGGGAGAGCAAGCGCTCAAGGGTGGTTTTGATGAGTGACTACATGAACATGACACTTGAGCAGCTTCAGCAAGAACACGCTGAGTTGCTTGAGTTTAATGAGATGCTTGATAAGAAATACAAACATCATGCAGCACGAGCTGAAAAGTACAGGCGCAAGTGTGAATCTATAGCAAGTTTATTCGTTGTTCCTAGTGAAAATCACCAAATGACAATTAAAGCAATCCAAACAATTTTGGAAAGGGTTGGTGACCAATGACCACATTCAAAGAGGCTCAACGCATTAGATCAAAACCAGTGGCGCGTTCGAGCGTGCCATTGAAGCATAGACAAGGTGTTAGCAAGGGCGAAGCAATGCTTTGCCGTCAGCTAGATGTGATGAAGATTGCTTATGAGCAGGAGTTTAGATTTCATCCGGAAAGACGTTGGAAGGCTGACTTTCGAATTGAAGGTTATCCAATCTTAGTCGAAGTGGAAGGCGGTGCATTCAGCAATGGTCGTCACACACGTGGCGAAGGCTACACAGCAGACTGCGAGAAATACTCAGTTGCAGCTATCCAAGGATGGACTGTAATTCGTGGCACTACAAAGCAAGTTCAAAGTGGCTTAGTGCTCAATTGGATTGAAGAAGCAATGAAACGGTTGAAGGTGGCGTGATGGTCTTTTACGAAGTTGGGACATACGAACAATACGAAGAAGGTTTTCATGCTTTCTTTCGCACTCGATATGAAGATAAAGCTGAACAAGTCAAAGCATGGGCAGAGGAGTACCAAGCTAAGACACCTGAATGGCCTACAGGTGAGACTGATGAAAAGCAGATTCAATATATGGATCTTGTTCGAAAAATTGATGATGAGTTTGCAGAGCTAATAGGCAAGAAGTTCCCAATCTCAAACTATTCAAAAGACATGTACTCAATACTTATAAACAAAGCAGAACTAGACGATTAGGGTGACGGTATGAAATCAAAGGTAGATGTAGATGCATTAAAGCTCACACTCCAATGGCAAGGATTCTTTCTAAAGGGATGGTTTGAAGATCATTGGTGTGACCTCAAGGACTATGCAGAAGCTTCTTTGAAGCTGCTTCTAATCATCCTGAGAATTTTATTTTCTCCCCTTCTCATTATTTATGTCATTTGGCAGACCAGAAAAATATATGGACAGATAGCGAGCGGAGAAGCCAATAGAGAAAAAGTCAGAAATCACATCAAGAAATACGGCAAGTAAGGGGAAAGAGATGAATGCGGCAGTAAATCACATTATGCAAACAACGGACTGGACTAAATACAGTCTAGAAGAATGGCTTTATCAATTTGGGGCTTGGATGTACTCAAATTCTGGAACTTGTGGAAAGAGCATAAACCCGATTGCTGTCGCTATGGATCAGGCTGCCAAAAAGCGCAAGCAAGAAGTGAAAGGCAAAGAGCAGATCATGGCAGATTGGCTTTGTTCTGATGATCCAGTTATCCCTAAAGGTCGTGGGCGTATAACATGTGAAATCACAGACAATGAAGCGCGTGCAGTTCAACGCCTCATCTTAGATATGCAAGGGCAATCAGAAGTGTTGGACGAATGGCTTGATGCTGTAATCAAAAGATACTTCTATAACAACTCTTGGTCAGAAATGGTTGTAACTCAAATGAATCCAGTTGGAGATATGGTTGTTGTCTATTCCCAAAATGATGCTAGAGCAGATGTTAAATGTGGTTTAGCTGCAATTCACTGCCGTTATAGTTTTATTAAATACAAATAGGTATAGAACTTGACCTTGTACAAGGCATGTGGCATATTTATGTTAGAGTGGTGCGAAGTGTAAGTAAGGTGCCACTAGGTGATGGATTCTTACAGCGTCTTTCGCCGATCGAGATTAAATATGCCCTAGAGTGAAATAGTCTGTAAGCCTCAAGGGTTCTCACCAATTTTAAAAGCTCATCATCCGATGGGCTTTTTTTTATTGCCTCAACCCTTGGCATTGGTTTATCACCAGCACATCATGAGGGCATAAAGGGTTTAGACATGGCTTGATGATGCCACCTAACACATTCGCTTGTATGTGGTTGATCACAAGCAAAAACCGAGAGCTACTTATCAGGCTTTCAAACCAAAATTGATAAGCGCTTTATTTGGTCATTAAAGTGAGTAGAAGGGTGCGGGTTTTGAACAAGACACTACCCTTGGATTGACCACCTAAAGAGGTGAGTATTTACTTGCGGATTGGCGACCCCTTAACACATCAGTCAGCCTTAAACTACGTTACTGCTCAGCCCAGTTGTTCATTTGAATAGCTGGGCTGTTTTAATTCAGTTTCCTCTTTATGCCCTGCTTCGGTGGGGCTTTTTTATGCGCCATTCGTCTAATTGGATAAGACATCATAATTCTAGTGTGATTGATGTGGGTTCGAGTCCTGCATGGCGTGCCAATGGTTCTGTAGCTCAATGGTAGAGCAGCGAGCTTATACCTCGTAACGACAGATAATCGGCTGATGCTGGTTCGAATCCAGCCAGAACCACCAATTAATTTAGAGAAGCAATTTATACTGTTATAGTGGACCGGGGATTCCCAGTCGGTTGCTTCATCTAAGTTAATACAGGTGAGGTGATCATGCTGGAATTTTTATTAATGATTTTGGCTGTAATTGTTGGCATACCTGTGTTTTTCTTCATAGTCTTATTATCTTGCATAGTTACAGGCTCTAGTGTTGATCCCGATGATAATGGGTTGCTTAAAACTAAAAAGCAAAAAGAAGAATGGCGCAAAGAGAAACTAGCTAAACATAATATAGAGTTGTAGCCAATGGATCTAATCGAAGCGAAGAAGAATTTAAATGCTTTGTGCAATGAAATAGAAAAGCTTCAAAATCTTTCACGCGGTTTGATGACGGCAAAAGAAATGGTCGAAATTGACGCGAAGATTAAAAGACACAAAGACCAAGTGAAGAATATTAGAAGTAACCTTCATGCGTGATGCAAAGCGACTTGCTGCAATAAGGAAGTTGCCATGCGTTAGATGCGGCTATCCTTACTCACAAGCGGCTCATTCTAATTCTGGTAAGCACGGCAAGGGTAAGGGAATAAAAGCCTCAGATGCGTTTACAGTGCCTCTCTGCCATAAGTGCCATTTCTTATTTGACACTTACCAACTAGGCACAAGACAAGAGTCGGAAGCTCTATTTGATGGTTGGTTAGAAAAAACAGAGCGGATGCTTAATCTTAAAGATGGTGAGGTGTTTTAATCATGTTAATTAAAATGAATACAGAACACTTGCGAATGACAGTGCTAAAGCAGATCGTCGATAATGCTACTAAAGCAATGGTTATTGATAGAAAAAGAACTCTACTTGATTGGATATTTCCATTTACACCAAAAAATATACAACTCAAAAAAATGCGGAAGCGTGGTGACAAGCTAGAACAATTTGAAGTAGCGCTAAGCAAAAATGAAGATGAGTTTTCCTATATTGAATTTCACGATGTAGATTTTATTTATAAGGGTTTGCATTGGTAATAAACCTTAGACGAAACATGATTGAATAAGCCACCCTCGGGTGGTTTTTTATTGCGAGGTCAAAATGGAATTTCGACAAGTTGTTAAGAACCATTCTGACATTAACTATGTAATTGGCTATCTCAATACCAATCATGCAAAGGCAGCGAGTGAAGGGAAGCCGTTAGTCGTATTGATTGCACCACAAGAGAAAGACCGGACAAAAGCTCAAAATCGTTTGTACTGGATGTGGCTTAATCAGTGGGCGAAGCATCAAGGCACTGATAAAGATACAGAGCATTTGTTCTTTAAGAAGAACTTCTTAGCAAAGATCTATGATCGTGATGACGTTGGACAATACAAGAAAACATTCAAAGCTGTAAGAGAGTTGAAGGACTCAAAGCATCCTCTCTATCAAGATGTAGCTAATGGACTATGTGAGCTAATGAGTACGACAGATGCAAGTACAGCTCAATTCACTGAATACCTAAACGACATTCACGCATTCTGCAATAAAAACGGGTGTTATTTGGAAACGCCTGATGACCTTAAGTATGTGTTGGAATAGTTAAGCAGCTAAGATATATTGTTTTTTCTTTAATCATTACTAATAAAGGAAAAATAATGTTTGTTCAGCATAAATCCGAATACATTAATTTAAATCATGTGGTAAAAGTGAAAAAGGCTACATCAGAAAACAATAAATTTGCTCATAGAGATTTTTATAAGTTAGTTTTAACTTTAACCTCCAATGACATCCTAGATCTAGAGTTTAATTCTGAGGAAGAGCTAGATCGGTTCTTGGAAAAGTTGGAAATTGTGAAGTAGTTATGACCGCCCAAGTGGCGGTTTTTTAATGGGTGAGATTTATGGCGGAGTTAAAACTAACTCCGAAGCAAGAGAACTTTTGCCAATTGTTTATCGAATTGGGGAACGCTTCGGAGGCGTATCGACAAGCCTACGATGCGGATTCAATGAATGAAAACACGGTCAACCGTGAGGCTAAAAGATTACTTGAGAACCCCAAGATTACCACAAGGCTTGAGCTAATTAGAAAGGAACATCAAACCCGCCATAATTTGACTGTAGATGACTTACTTCAAGAATTAGAAGAAGCACGTAAAGCAGCTTTTGAAGGAGAGCGGGTTCAGGTGTCTGCGGCAGTTGCCGCAACAATGGGTAAAGCTAAGTTGCTAGGATTGGATAAGGTGAGTGAACTTCAAGTGAAGAAACAAGAGCTTGAAATAGCGAAACTCCAAAAAGAACTTAATCCAGAAGAAGATGAAGATGTAACCCCAGTACAGGTGACTATTCATGTTGTAGATGCGAGTAAAAAAGATGCCGAACATCAATCCAACACTGAATGTGCCTCAGGCTAACTTCCTACAATTACCAAATAAATTTAGAGCGTTCGTTGCTGGGTTTGGTTCAGGTAAAACTTGGGTAGGTTGTTCAAGTCTTTGTGATAAGTCTTGGTCTTTCCCTAAAGTGCCGTTAGGTTACTTTGCGCCAACCTATCCGCAGATCCGAGATATCTTTTTCCCTACGATTGATGAAGTAGCTTTCGATTGGGGATTGAAGACAAAGATCTATGAATCTAACAAAGAAGTTGATCTTTACTATGGCCGCCAATATCGAAGCACAATTATCTGCCGTTCAATGGAAAAGCCCAACACTATTGTAGGTTTTAAGATTGGTCATGCTCTGATTGATGAGCTTGATGTGATGACAAAGGTCAAGGCTCAACAAGCTTGGCGCAAGATCATTGCTCGTATGCGATATAAACAAGCTGGTTTGTTGAACGGTATTGATGTTGCAACAACGCCAGAGGGCTTTAAGTTCACTCATGAACAGTTTGTTAAGGAAGCAAACCTAAGTGATGCTAAGCGCGCACTTTACGGAATGATTCAAGCTTCAACTTACGACAATGAAGCCAATCTCCCTGATGACTACATTGCATCATTGTTTGAGTCTTATCCACCTCAATTGATTTCTGCTTACTTAAAAGGCCAGTTTGTTAACTTGACGAGCGGGGCAGTTTATCCAGACTTCGACCGAACCTTAAACCACACAGATGAAGAAATTAGACCTAATGAGGCTTTGCTCATTGGTATGGACTTTAACGTCTTAAAGATGGCTGCTGTGGTTTATGTCATTCGAGATGGCAAGCCAAGAGCTTTAGATGAGCTGGTAGGCGTTCGTGATACGCCAACTATGGCTGATCTTTTGATTGAAAAGTTCCCAAACCATGAGATGACAATTATCCCTGATGCGGCAGGCCAAGCTACTTCATCAAAAAAGAGTAGCGAATCTGATCATGCAATCTTGAGACAGAAGGGCTTAAGGGTGGAAGTCAACTCAACAAACCCTAACATTAAAGACCGAATTAATGCAGTAAATGCTCTGATCTTAAATGGCAATGGTGAGCGAACACTCTTAGTCAATACAAATAAATGTCCAAGACTCACAGAGACCTTTGAGCAGCAAGTTTATGACGATTTTGGAATGCCAGATAAGAAATCAGGCTTGGACCATGTTGGAGATGCAGGCGGATATCCTCTCGCTAAACGCTTCCCGATTATTCGTCCTGCAAGATCACTAGATATAGGAATGGTTTACTAATGCCAGTTAATACTGAACATCAAGCTTATGCAGACATGAAAAAGCGTTGGGAAACTATCGACGATGTCTGTGATGGTTCTGCCACGGTTAAGAAGCGTGGCGAACTTTATTTACCAAAACCCAATGTATCGTCTGATTTAACGCAGAATGATCAATATTATTTGGCTTATTTAACCCGTGCTGTGTTCTACGAGATTTCTAAAGACACATTAAACAAGATGGTGGGCGTGGTATTTGCTGAGGACCCAACATTCGAACCAGATGGAATGGATTTTCTTAAATACGATGCAGATGGTACAGGTAAGTCAATTTACCAAGTTGCACAATCTGCCTTGCAAGGTCAGCTTAAACATGCACGTGGTGGTTTATTTGTTGATTATCCAACTACTGACGGCAATGTGTCTGTGCAGCAGGCAGAGAGCTTAGGCATTCGACCAACAATCGTATTTTATGAGTCGTTGAGCATTATCAATTGGAGTCTAAAGCGAGTTGGTTCGGTCTATAAGCCTGAACTTATTGTCTTGCATGAGAAGACTACGGTAAAAGATCCAGAAGACGAGTTCTCTAAGAAAGAAATCAATATTTACCGCGTACTTCGACTTGATGAAAACAATGAATATAACGTTCAAGTTTATACAGATAAGTCAGGAGAACTACAGGGTGGGAATATCTTCTACCCAACGAATTCATTAGGCCAAAGATGGAATGAAATTCCTTTTATTCCTTTGGGGTCTTTGGCTAATGATTGGAATATTGATCCTATCCCGTTAGAGCCAATCGTCACGATGAACCTAGCCCATTATCAGAATAGCGCAAGCTATGAAGAGATGGTTTTCATTTGTGGTCAAGCCCAACCAGTTATTAATGAACTTGATGAAGGTTGGCGCGACTGGTTGCAGAAAAATGGTGTTCGCTTAGGTTCTAAGAATCCTTTAATGCTTCCGAAAGGCTCATCATTTGACTACAAGCAAGTCACTGAAAGCACCTTAGCAAAACAGGCTATGGATGCTAAAGAAAAGTACATGCAGGCCATGGGTGCCAAGATTCTTGAGACGGAACAAGTCAATAAAACGGCTACTCAATCAAATAATGAAAAACTTGCTCAGTATAGTGTCCTTTCTTTGTGTGTGGCTAATACCAATGAGGCGATGGAATATGCGCTTAAATGGTGTGCTGCCTACTACGGAAGTGGATCTAAAGCGAAACTCACAATTAAACAAGATTTCGCTAAAGGCAAGATTGACCTTGATACGCTTAAATTCTATTGGGAAATGGTGCTTGCTAATCGCATGAGTATGGAAACATTCCATGAGTTGCTAACTACTGGGAAAGTTCCAGAAATTAGCTATGAAGATGAGCAAACACGTATCGAAAGCGAGTCAATTAATAGACCTATGGTGGTTTAAATCGCAGGAGTGACAAATGAACGTCCAGTTGTCACAACAAGCTCTACTTGATGCCCTGGTATCACATCAGGCTTATCTCTACCGGTTGTCTTCAACTGAAATCAATAATCTCCTAACACAATTTGATTCGCTCTCTATCGAGATGCTTTCAAAGTTAAGAGATTTATTAGATGAATTGAGTGATGCTGAAAAGACTGCATTGATGGCAGGGCAATACACAACACCTGCTTTAAAAGAAGTAAGAACATTAGTTCAGACTTGGCAGGCAAGCGTAGCGTCAGGATTGCTTGAGAGCTTCACAGTAAGCGCAACAGCGTTGGCAGTATACGAAGCTACATATCAGGCTAAAACCCTCGCTAATCGAAAAATAGAGCCAAATGGCAAGACGCTATTCAACAAGGCAAAGAAAACGCCTTTAAGTGGTGGTGTGCTACTTGATTACCTATTCGAGAAGATCGCAGACGATGCAAAAGTTCGGGTAGAGCAAACTATTCGAGACGGCTTATCTAAAGGTCAGACAAACCAGCAAATTGTTCAGCGGATTAAGGGTAAGAAAGCACTTAATTACCAAGATGGCTTACTTGATCAAAGTAGAAACCAGATTTCAACTATGGTTCGTACTGCTAGAAGTCATGTGTCAAATGTGGCCTTGAATGAAACGTATCAGACCATTGGTGTTGAGTATGTAAAGTTCATCGCAACACTAGATAGCCGCACTTCTAAAATCTGCATGGGTTATTCAGACAAGGTTTATAAGAAAGATGAACCTCATCCTGTGCCACCACTTCACCCCAACTGTAGATCGATCCTAATTCCGGTTTCGGATGATTCAGGAAAAACAATTGGGATGCGTCCATTTAACAATAAAGTGAATGGTGAAGGTGAAATAGGCGTTGTTGATTCAAATACAACTTTCAAAGGTTGGTTTGATAAACAAGATGCAGCTTTTCAAAAGTCTTGGCTTGGGCCGACAAGATACAAGCTATTCAAAGAGGGCAAATATTCTCTGGATAAGTTTATTGATCCGCTTACAGGTCAGCCATTCACACTTGCTGAACTAAAAAAGCTAGATGAAGAAATGTTTAAGAGGTTGGGATTATGATCATTGATTTAACAGGCGAAGGCTCACTAGAGCTTTCAAGACTTTCAACGCGAAGTAAGTTCAGATTGCGTCGATGGCTTAGAAGAATTAACAAGCCTGTCAAATAAATTAAACCTTAGCAGCTTCGGCTGCTTTTTTATTGCCCGCAGTTTGTGACTGCAAAACCGCTCAGGGAGCAAAACATGAAATACAAACTCGATAGCCTAGAGGGCTTATCTGATGAAATGAAAGCGCTTTACGAAGAAAAAGATGGCGCATTTTATTTAAAAGTTGAAGGTCTGCCGCAGCAAGATAATTCAGAACTGGATGGGCTGAAACGGAAAGTTGAAGAACTTCTTGGTGAAAAGAAAACTGCCCAGCAAAAACAACGCGAAGCCGAAGAGAAAGCTCAACGCGAAGCTGAAGAAGCAGCCCGTAAAAAAGGTGACGTTGCTGCAATTGAAGCATCTTGGAAAGCCAAGCTTGAGCAAGCAGAAGCAAAACATGCAGAAGCTACCAAAGCATTGCAAGACCAAGTCTACAAATTAACTGTCGGGCAAACAGCACAAGCATTAGCAAGTGAGCTTTCAATCAAAGGCTCGGAGGCAGTTTTGCTTCCACATATTACAAATCGTCTTCAGGTTGAAACTGATGAAAACGGTGAGGTCAAAGTACGTGTACTAGATTCGCAGGGCAAACCTAGTGCTTTAAGTATTGATGACCTCAAAAAAGAGTTCCGCGGCAATGTGGCATTCAAGCCATTAATTGTTGCTTCAAATGCGTCAGGAAGTGGGGCTTCTGGCGGTGGTTCGGGTGGTGGAGCTGCCAAGAAACCAAGTGAAATGACCACGCAAGAGCGCTTGGAATTCCAAAAGAATGACCCTCAAGGGTTCCAAGCAGCAGTAGCGAATGGTGACTTTAATAATTAATTATTGGGAGTAACTCCATGCCTTCTTTAGTAGAAGTATTTAACCGTGACGTAGTTTTATCTTATCTACGTCCAAATCCTGTGGCAGTTTCGCCACTCGTGCAGTCAGGTGCATTCGTATCTGATGAATCTTTGCGTCCTTTGCTTACAAGCGGTTCATCAACATTCGTCGTTCCATACATTAACGGTGTGGATGGTAATGTTGAACAGAACTATGGCAACACCATTTTGACTGATATCGCAATGCCTCGCACGATTGATGCAGGTGAAATGCAAGGCCGCGTTGCTTATATGAACGAAGGCTTTCTTGAGTCAGTTCTTGGACAGTATTTATCTAAGGTCAACTCGCTTGAGCTTATTGGTGGGATGCTGAATAAGTATTGGCAACAAGCTGCCGAAAACCGTGCTCTAGCAACAGTAATTGGCTTGCGTAATTATGACCAGGCGAACGGCAAGCGATTCACTACTGACATCTCTGCTTCAACAGCAACAGATGCTTCACGTTGGTCAGTAGATGCCTACATTGATGCAGAAAGTACAATGAATGCTTCATTGCGAGGACGTGGTGTGATGTTCGTGCATTCACGTATTGCTGCGAAGATGCGTAAACAGCAATTACTTGAACAAGTGACCACAAGTGATAACTTGCCACCAATCACCGTTTACAACGGGCGCGCAGTCATTGAAACAGATACCAATACGCAAATTGGCACAGGCGCAAACGCTAAGTTCATCACGATTCTTGCAGGTCCACGCGCATTTGCATATGACTCTGTTCCCGGTCCAAAAGATTTGAAGGTTGAAGAAACACAATCAACTGGTAATGGTGCTGGTCATGAAATCCTTTGGACGCGTCGCAACATGTTGATCCATCCGCAAGGTTTTAGCTTCATTGCACCTAAAGACACTTTAACTGGTGGTACAGAGCGTGAGTCTTTAAGCGCTTCTTGGGCTGATTTGCAGAAGGCAGCTAACTGGGAACTTGTAACCAAACCAGAAGACACCTCAATCCGCTTCCTAATTACTAACCTTTAAGGAGAGCAGTCATGGCTGAGAAGCAACCAGACTACAAATACCAATACCCAACTGACCGCCGATATGCTGATGATGCGACTGACACATTAGCAGCAGGCACTATGTTTGACCCTGCCAAAACAGCGGGTGACTATGGCATTAAGGACCCAGAAGTAGCAGTTCCTGTGCCAGAAGCACCGCTGAATGGTGGTGCATAACTAAAGCAGGGCGGCTTTCGGGCCGTCCTTCTTAATTAGATTTTTAGGATTAAGCTATGAACTATGTAACAGTCGAAAGTGTGACTCAAAAGCTAGGGCCTGACTGGTGGGGAACTGGTGATCCGGTTATTGCTGTGATGCAGGCTAATGCGTGGCTTAATGCTAGAAATTTACCAGACTATCCAGAAGGTGAAGTGCCAGATGCGATTCTTACGGCTGGCGCTTACTTAGCAAAACTGGCAGCAGCAGGGCAACTCTACACAACTAAAGAAGGTGTAGTAGCATCTAAAACGGTATCTGCACAGTCTGGCACGTCTGTAAGCAAGACGTATGTTGCAGGCAAAGAAGAGTCAGTCAGTGGTGATATGCAATTTATCCTTGATCTGCTTGAGCCATTCTTTAGCGAGAAGTATCACATCAACACATATGTCATTACGGAGTAAGCCATGGGAATGCGTGATGAAATTCAGCAAGAACTGGCAGCCGCATTTGATGCAGAGGATGAACTGGCAGACGCGGTTGATTCCTTTACCTGTACTCGCAAAATATTAACTAGTTCTAATCCCGCTACTGGTGAAGACACTTACACCGAATATGTCTATGGCGGTAGAGGCGTCCTATTTGGCTCTTATTTAAAAGATTTGGTGAAGCCTATAGATTACCGCGCCACTGACTCTAAAGCTGTTCTACTGCAAAATGAAGTGAAAGATGCGGCAGGAACTTTAGTTGATCCAGATGTTAATGATATTTGGGTGATTGAAGGTGGCAATTATCGTGTTGTGAGTTACGGAAAAGATGCGGCTAATTCGTGTTGGTTCTGCCAATTGAGGAAAGTCTAATGATTAACTTAGATGATGGGAACTTAATAAGTCAGGCTGTAAACCAAGAGGGCGTTTATCACGCTGAGGTTCGCAAATCCACTAATGGCCCAAAGAAGGTGCTGTTAGATGGCGAAGAATGTAAGTATGTACTCTTTGCAGATACTAACAAAGGCTATCTTATTCGACATAAAACCACCATTGACGGTCGAGTGTTTACAGTAGGGAATGAACCAGTATTTGAGATACTGTTTGGTAAAGTTGAGGTGACTTTTAATGGGATGGAGCAGCAAACCGAGTGCCTTCACTAAAACAATTGAAGCCGATCTAACCAAAAAGCAAAAAGATATTGTGATTGATGCATTGCAAGGTGTGGTTCTTTCGAGCGCGGTGGACACTGGTGCAGTAAGAGCAAATAACCGTATTGGGATTGGTCATGTAGATGGAAAAGCTGATGAGAATGACGTAGATGAGGGCGGACAACGCACCCTAAGCCGGGAGTTAGCTAAAATAGGAAGCCTTAAGCCATTCCAAACGGTGTATTTATCAAACAGCCTGCCTTATGCATATATTCTTAACTATGGCCTTTATCCTAAGAATCCAAAGGTTGAAACAGGTAAATCAGGTAAAACTGAAAACGGCTATAGTCGCCAAGATCCTACAGGGTTTTACGAGACAACATTTATGTATATATCTGAAAAGTATAGGTAAATATGATAAAATAATACTAAAACAAGGCCCATAAAGATTGCAGTCTAAATGAGCCTCTAATCAAAACCTACTTTCTTGGAGTATGTTATGACTAATGTGGATTTTCTATCGAAAAAAATACAAAATCAACCCCACCAGCTTGACACCCAAATGTTCATAGCTAAGTCGGTGGGCTTATATGGTGATAAATTTGAATACGATTGCACTGACTATATTAATGCAAAAACAAAAGTAGCGATTAGATGTAAGAATCATGGTGTTTTTAGAATTCTCCCATCTAATCATTACAAGAAAAATGGTGGGTGTAAAGCTTGTGTAAATGATGGCTTAAGAATAACTGATCATATTGAACGCTTTAAATCTGTTCATGGTGAGAGGTATGATTATTCAGAATTCAAGTTTAATGGTGCTAGAGAAAAATCAACCATTATTTGCTCAGAGCATGGTTCTTTTCAGCAGACCTATCATCATCACTACATGAGAAAGCAGGGCTGCCCACAGTGTATAAAAAATAGAAGATTAAACATTGAAATAATATTGGAATCATTTAAGAAGGTTCATGGCGACCGCTATGACTACAGTTTGGTGGAGTTTAAATCAAACAACAGGGCAAAAGTTAAAATCGTTTGCAAAGAACATGGGGTTTTTGAGCAGCAGATTGCCTCGCATTTACAAGGGAGGAACTGCCCAAGCTGCTTCAATAATGCTGGTTGGTCGCGCACTGACTATATTCGCTTCTGTGAGAAATATGGAAATCAATCGTCCCTTTATCTTATAGAACTCGTAAAGGGTAGTGAAAGATTTTTTAAGGTTGGCATGACGGCTTTAGGCTTAAAGAAAAGATTCTCAGGAAAGTGTTCATTACCATATAAAATAAATCCAATATTTATTTTAAAGGCTGATTCTGGATTTATTTATGATTTAGAAAGCACTCTACATAGAATATTGAGGACCTATAAATATGAGCCAAATATAAAGTTTGAGGGCCACACTGAATGCTTCTCAGAAATCCCAAAAAGTGTTTTTAAGTTCATTGAACAAATAGATTCATCTGCACAAATGCAATTGATTACATAAAAGATTGCAAGGCCTCAGAAATCAATGGAATCATTATGGCAAATAATTTTGATCAAGCTAGAAAATTCATAATTGAGCGAATGATGGCCTTCCCATATCTCGATCAATCCAGAATTCAATATCCGAATGCAAAACTAATTTCTGTTCCTGCAGAAGGATTATGGGCAGCAATATACATTAATTGGGGTGGCTCTATAGTGGCTTCTATTGGAGATGCTCCATGTGTAAGGCGGACGGGAATAATTCAAATCAGGCTTATGAGTAGACCTGAAACACATGAAGTTAAGATAACGCAAATGGCTGATCAATTACTTCAGCATTTCGAATTCTATAGAAAGGAAAATCTTGAACTCTTACAAGGTTCAATTCAGCCCTTAGTATCATCTGATTTTTATGAATTTATGGTGACAATTAGCTTTAGAGTTAATTAACTTTTCACACATCCAACGCCCTCAATTCGAGGGCTTTTTAATGCCCGAAAATTAAGGAGAAAGCCATGTCGAGTGGTGCACGTCAGATAACACAAATCGCGAAGGAAACCACTGTTGGTACCACACCATCACCCTTCGCACGTACGACCTTTGAATTTACTGAAAATGGCCTTGATGCGACAGTAACAAAGGAAGACTCTAACTCAATCACAAGTGGCCGTATTGCACGTTCATCAATGATTACCGGTGCAGAGTATGCCGGTGAATTAAAATGTGAAGCGAAGTACAGTTCATTAGTTCAAGACTTAATGGCTGCAGCTGCTTTTAATAATTGGTCGTCAAATGTATTAACTTTTGGTGGCACACTTCGTCAAACATTTTCTGTTTTACGTGGCTTTGAAGATGTTAATGACTACCATGTTTTCCGTGGGTGTCATGTAAACACTTTTGGAATTGATATTCCTGAAGCTGGCTTAATTACAATGACTTTCGGCCTTATGGCTCTTGGTCGTACAAACTTTTCTTCAGCACCGGCTGGAACAATTACAGCGGCAGATAACAATCCTAAAATGTCGAATGTCTCTGTAGGTGACATTTTAATTGACGGCGTTTCTCAAGCTGGGATTTCATGCTTGACCGCTTTTACATTTAATTGGGATAACACAATGCAGCTACAACGCTGTTTAGGTGGTGGTATTGATGCACGTGCAATCCTAGAAATGCTTGCAACAGGTACAGGTTCATTTACCGCAGCTTGGTCACGCAATACATCCGATATGTATGAAAAGCAATTCACTAACAAAACGATTTCATTAAAAGTTCCAATCACTGATACAGGTGGGAATAAATATGAAATTTTTATTCCTAAAGCTGAAATTACTGCTCCATTACCTAGTGGTGGTAATTCAGATCTTTTAAATGCTTCATTCGAATATAAAGTCGTAGAAGTAGCCCCAACCATCACTCGTACACCAGCAGCAGTTCCTGCGCCTTAAATATTAATCTGATAGCAGCCTTAGGGCTGCTTTTTTTGGAGATATAACATGGCTCTTGAAGTCAATATTCAAAGAAATAAAGACGTCAGTTTGTGGCGCGAATATAAAGATACCGAAGGTAATGTACTTGCTGAGTTCAAGATCCGAGGCATTGGATATAAGCCTTATCAAGTAGCTTTAGAACGTGCGAATAACCAAATCACAGCTAAAGGATTTGATGTAGCTAAAGCCTCACCCGATGACAAACTCTTTCATGAATTACTATTGGAAGCAGTTGCATGCCATTTAATTGAAGACTGGAAGGGTGTTGTATTTGTCGAAGAAGGTCCTAATGGCGAACAGTTAAAGTCCGAACCTGCATACAATGCAGAGAACGCTACGAAATTGCTTAACATGGGCGATTTAGGGGTTTCTCTCTGGTCCTTTATTCGAACTGAATCAGAAAAGATTCAATCAGATGCGAACCAATATCGAGATGATGTTGTGGGAAAGTCGTCAGCCTCTACGAGTGGGCAAAGTTCGGCTCAGAAAAAGAAGCGAACGACTACAGTAAAAAGCAAAGCGCAGTCGCAAAAGCTTTAAATCTCAACAACACTAAGGTTTTAACTAAACCTGACTATTCTTATGTAGCCAATGTCATCCTGACTGCATATAACACAATTGCACGATCTAGACGCTATGAACAGGGTGTTCCTCTGGCGTTAGATATCTCATCAATTAATGCTTATGTTGAACAATACGACTTGCCAGTCGAGCGATACATCTTTAATGACTGTATCTTTACACTCGACGATATGTTCTTGGATGAGGCGCATAAGAAGTCGACGCAACGAGCGACGAAGACTTAAGTGCTGACGTACGGTACATAACTTAGACTATGCGACGTGATATAGCGCGATTGATGTAACATAAGACGGCTGCTCTATTGACAACGACGCTACGATTCGTTATTGACAAAACTGTCATTAGTAAATAGTATTCGTTTAAACGCGGTGTTCGTAAACGCGAACATTATCCCAATGCGCTAATAGGAGACTACTATGAAAACTTATAATAAACTTACCGATGGCTATGGTTTGGGCTAACAAACTGCTAAAGATTTATATAAAATAAGGCATCTCAAGTAGATGCCTTATTTTTTGAGCATATAATGACAACATATCTATTAAACTTTTTATTGATTCTGCCCTACTTAATTATTTCAAGTTACTTTTTCTTTAAAGTAAGGGATAAATATTTCTATAAGTACAGAAGTAGTGTTCAATTACTTTATGTATTTTTGTTTTTGACAATCGTAATTATCGAACTGTTGCTCTGGAAAGGATTTTTCGAACAATATAATTTCTTAAATATTAGTTTGGTTAAAGAAGCTAATGAAAGCTACTACTTTCAGCAGCACACTATATTTGGATTATTAAGCGAAGCCCCGGCTGGCTCAAGTAAACTCACTTCTTTTGTGGCTTTTCTATCAGCCATTGCTGCGATTGCCGGATGGATTTTTACAAGTCGTCTTCAAATAATAAATGCAACTAAAACACATGCTATGCAAGTGCTCATGAATAGTAGAACTTCAACTGCATATGTCGCCAAAGTAGATGATGCAATGAAGTTAAGAGCAAAAGTAAAAGAAGAAAATGGCTGGACTGAAAAAGATAGGATATATGTTTCAAAAGAAAAATATTTAGAATTAAAGGCTGAAGAAAGATCAGCTGTACATTATCTTCTAAATTTCCTTGAGTTTATTGCTGTCGGCATCCGACACAACAATCTAGATGAAGATATGTTGAAAGGCAGTTTTAAGAGTATTTTAACTAACAATTATCTTCTTTTTCATCCGATTATTCTTTATATTCGTGAGCAAACTCCTAGCAATTACACTGAACTAGAGGTCCTGTTCCTACGTTGGGATCAAGGAGAACATCAAGAATGCATCAAGTGCAAAGAATGGTATAAAGCTAAAGATTTAGATATTAACTCTAAAAATTGCAGAACCTGCCTTAAACCCGAATAGAAAAGAAACCTGCACATAGCAGGTTTTTTATTGCGCCAAAAAAGCACCGTGAGGTGCTTTATTTACAATAGCTTATCAGAATCTACTATTTGAGGATCCTTAATTCTTTCGGAGTTCATCCGAACCAATCTGTTCATTTCTTTTTTAAGAATTTTATTAACTTGTAGCCTGTGCTCGAGGTACTGTTTTGTTTGCTCATCCATTGTGGAAGACTTTGAAAGAGCCTCTTCTAACTGAGCAATTGCTTCATCATAGTTGCTCTCCAAACCAGCACAGTAAGCTGCAAGGAAGAAATTCATATTCTTTTGGAAAAAATCAGGGTCAACACTTTTGTTTGTAAAAGAATCTTCAAGGCGCTGGGTAATTTCAGCATTAATTGAGCGGTTATTTTCCTTTGCTGCATCTGTGATCTTCCCGCGAAGCTCTTCAGACCAGCGCAGCTTGTATTGAGGATCTTTTTGATTTTCGCTCATAAAAATAAACCATATACCGCAAATTTAGAATACTCGAATAATAGAGTACCTCTATGATGTTGACAATGGCATAAAAGAGGTACATAATTCAAACGTACCTAAATGATGTGTTAGAGGTTTTTATGAGAGTGCAAAAAGGACACCAATATAAATTACGTTTTTTGGATGATGCATATTTAGATGCGTTGAAGCAAAAAGGCAAAGAGGAGGATAGATCGCTAAATTATTTAATAAACCAAGCTATAAAAGAATTTATAGCTAAGCAACAACAGGGTGCGAAAGCATGAATCTAATAGACAACAAAAAAGCCCATGATCTTGGCGGACAGGGCTTTATTGAAGTCATAACAGTGAGATATGAACTATGTTAAATATACCATTCGAGTTTGATAAAGACAAGGTTCTAGATATTACCGATCTACTGCCAACCATTCCTATTGAGATTCTTGAGAAGGTAACAGATCAAAACGGTTCTGTTTCAGCAGATGAAGAAAATTTTCTAAAATCTGTAGGACGTGCTGCGGAAAATGCAAACCTTCCAGTTTTAAAGGGATTAAGTGCTATTGGTGTATTGCTTGCCAACGCAAATGAAGAAATACCGTTAGGAACATTCAATGATGTTGGCTGGTTAATACAATCGCTTAGCGAACAAGTTATAGCTATAAGCCATATGCAAGGGTTCGCTGACTCACTTCTTGATGCAAGTAATAAGAACAAAATCTCTAAAGGCAATGGAGGGCTAATGTCATGAATGCACTTGTTAATACCAATGTTCAGACTATGACAAGCCTCGAAATTTCTGAACTTGTTCAATCTGAGCACCGTGCAGTTGTACTTTGCATTGAGCGTTTAGCAAAACGTGGAATTATTCAACTTTCTCCAATGGTGAAAGTTGAAAATAAACAGTCACTTAGTCCAAATAGATTTACTAATGTGTACGAATTTACTGGCGAACAAGGCAAACGAGATAGCATTATCGTGGTTGCACAGCTATGTCCAGAATTTACAGCTCGCTTAGTAGACCGTTGGGCTGAGTTAGAAAAGCAAGTTGCTGGTGATTTAATTACTTTGCCTAACTTCTTTGACCCTGCCGAAGCTGCTCGAGCTTGGGCTGATCAATATGAAGCAAAACAAGTTGCATTCAAAGAGCGCGACCATGCAATTGCCACAAAAGCTGAGATTAGCGACAAGAAAACAGCTACTGCAATGGCAACTGCTTCTGTTAAGAGCCGTCAAGCTGAGAAGTTGAAAGAGCAAATCGGTGAATCTAAGAACTATGCTTCGGTTAAGGCGGTTGAAAAGGTCGCAGGTGGTAAATACAACTGGCGTGAACTTAAGAAATGGTGCTTAGCCAATGGCAAAAAAATTAAAGACATTGCTGATGCTAATTATGGATCTGTGAAGATTTACCATAGAGATGCATGGAAAGCAGTTTATGGGATTAATCTGACTGACTACTTTGCCGCTTAACCATATAACAAAACCTATGCTATAAATACCCTCAAATATGAGGGTATTTTTATGGAAATTAAAGCTGGGGATAAACACAGTTATAAAAATTTAGGGATTAATTCAGTTAAGCATATTGCAACATTGGATTTGAACTGCTGTTTAATATGTGCTGCTTTGGATGGCAGGATTACACATGTTGATAAAGCCAGTGATCACCCTCTACATATAGACTGTAGATGCTTGGTTATCCCTGTTACAGGCGATGGAACAACAATAGGAAATCGACCCTATAAGATTATTATCAATAATAAACATGAAATTGGCACAATCAATTCAAATATTACATTTGCTGATTGGTTTCAAACATTAGATGAAGAAATACAAGCCATTTATTTAGGCGAGTTCAGATTTAACTTATACAAAAACAATGAATTTCAACTAATAGATTTTGTTAATCTGGAAGAATATAGAGAGTTAACACAGTCAGAACTTGAAGTTGAACTACACAGAAAGTGCAGTTCACAAAAAGGATTATTAGCTAAAGTTTCAAAATTTTTTAAAGGTAAAATATGAATAAATTATTTTTACTTGGTTTAGTGGTTTTATTAGGTGGCTGCAAAGAAGCTAATACTGGGGTTGATAAAAAAGTATTCAATTCAACTTATGATAAGTGTGTTGATTATCTAACCAACTCATTAAAAAGCCCATCCAGCCTAAAGATTGGAGAGGCAAATATCTCTACAGTTATTCCGCCAGCTGAGGATATTACTAATGTATTTGGTGATCTCATTACTAAGGATGGGATAGTTAAGGACAATATTAAGGATGAGAAAGCTAGGTTTCGAGAATTAACAGTTGATATTGATTATGAGGCCCATAACTCATATGGAGCGTCAATAAGAGGATATTATCAATGTAGCTTTATTTATCGATTGAATAAAGATGAGGTAAGCCCTGAGCCATTGAATACTTATCTATACAATTTGAAAAGTGATGGTGAAGATATTGGTTTGGCTGCACATATTCCTCTTGCTGAGTTTCAAGGTTCAAACTTTTATTTAAATAAAGCCATTAAAAGAGTTGTTGGTGCAAAAGATAGTCCATTCAATGAAATTGATACCAATCGCTATAAAGAAATTGAAACAATCTATAGAAATCAAAAGCACGAAAGAGAAGCTGAAAAGTTGCGTGAAAGTTGGGATGAATCTATGCCTAGTGCAGAGGTGGCAGCCGCTGCTGCCGCGGCCGATATTGCAGCTGTGGCTGATGAAACTGAAAGATAGTTAAATTTAGTTAACAACCCACTCAATGAGTGGGTTTTTTATTGCCTAGAGGAAAGTAAGATGGCACAAGAATCACGTCTCGTTATTGTAATTGATGCTAAAAATGCAGAGCGTAATGCGCGTAATCTAGGCAATGAATTAGATAGCATTGAGCGCAAGGGAGACTTTGCCACGAAGTCTATGGATGGTTTGTCTGTCGCTACGCGTCAACTTGCTGGCTACATGGCTGGTTTAGTTACTGTAAGTGCTGCCATTTCTAAGATGGACACTTATACAGGACTCCAAAACCGCCTCAAGTTAGTAACGAGTAGCCAAGTTGAGCTAAACAAGGCAACTGAAGATACATTCCGAATTGCTCAAAAAACCTATTCAGCATGGGATTCTGTTCTACAGGTCTACCAGCGTTTTAGTGATAATGCCAAAACTTTAAACCTCACAATGGATGACACAGCACGTTTAACTGAAACAGTTTCTAAAGCTGTAGCAATTAGTGGTGCAAGCGCAGAAGCTGCTGATGCAGCTTTAGTTCAGTTCGGGCAGGCCTTGGCAAGTGGAACTCTCAGAGGTGAAGAGCTGAACTCCGTTATGGAGCAAACACCAGCACTTGCAAAAGCGATCGCACAAGGGATGGGCATTACTGTAGGTCAACTTCGTTCAGTTGCTGCTGAAGGGAAGATTACTTCAAAAGAAATCGTTAAGGCCCTTAAAAATGTTCAAGATGACGTTGATGCTCTTTTTGCAAAAACAGATATCACTATCGGTCAATCACTCACTCTTTTAAATAACGAGATCACAAAATTTGTCGGCGAGTCAGGAAAGGGAAGCGGTGCGGCTCAAGTTCTTGCAGGCACTATCCAAACTTTAGCTAGCAACTTAGATGTTTTAACATCTGCAATGATGGTTGGTGGAGCATATTGGCTTGGAACCTACATTCCAGCAATCTATGCCTCTGGTGTTGCTGTAGCTGCAAAAACGAAGGAATTAGCGGTTCAAACCGTAACGCAGTATGCTGCAATTCAGGCCGAGCGCGCTGCTGCTGCTCAACAAGTACTTTCTACTCAAACAGTTGTTGCAAATACCCAAGCGACTTTAGCTGCTATTGCGGCTGAGAAAGCTTTGGAAGTACAGCGATTAAAATCCCAAATCTCTGAAAAAGGCCGTGCTGCTACATTAACTCGTATGGCTGAGTTAAAGAAAATTGAGGCTCAAGTCACAAGAGAATTGGCAGTAGCGGAAGGTGCACTGGCAACGGCTCAGGCTAGATCGGCAGCAGCTGGTGCGGCAAGTGTAGGGATTGGTACACGACTTTTAGGCTTACTAAGTGGTCCTGTTGGTATTGGCATCACAGTAGCAAGTTTAGCAGCCGGGTATCTTTTAATGCGTGACAATGGCGATAAAGCCAATGACATGCTTGAGAAGCAATCACGTTATGCAAGCATGGCAGCTGATGAACTCATGAAGCTTGAAGGTGCACAAAAGCGAGCAGCGGAAGATGAACTGACAAAGCAACTAAGTTTACAGAATGCTCAACTATCTAAATCTCAGAACGAGTTCTTGTTACTTACTCAGTCTATCACTGACAACAATAAGCAAAGTGCTGAAGCTTATCGAATATGGGCAGAATTAAAAACTGGCGTTATTGATGTAAACCAAGCTTTCAATAGATTAAATCAACTTTCATTCATCAGTTCGGATCAAATTAACCAGCTGGCTGATAGCAAGAAGAAAGTAGATGAAAACACGAAAGCTGTGAAGCAAACAAACTCTGAGTTAAATCAGGTTCGTACTTCTGGTGCTAATGCAAAAGCAGGTTTTAATGATGTTAGTCAAGGTGCGAAAGGAGCAGTTCAAGACGTTACCGAGCTTAATAAAAAGCTTAAAGACATCAACAAGTCGCTTGCAGATCGTAAATGGGATGCAGCTTTTAAAACTACACTTATTAAAAAATATGGAAGATCAGTTGAAGAGGCTGATTTAATTTTGCAGACATACAGGGAGAACCAGAAAAAAGGTTACTCGGGTGTAACCGTAGAGCAAGACAAAATCATTAAAGGTATTGTTGCGCAGGAAAATGCTCTTGAGGCTCTTGTAAACAAGGATAAGGCGCGCACTAAAGAGTTAGAGAAACAAGAAAAGGTCAGCAAACGACTAATCGGTATTTCCGGTCAATCTGGTATTGGCACTGGCCCTCATCTTGACGTCCGTTATGGTGGTTCAATGTCTGGCCAGAAAGTTTCAAATGAACATCTGGCTCGATTACAAGCAGGTGGAAAACCATTATCTTCGTATAAGATCAGTTCAAATTATGGTCCAAGACAAGCCCCTACTAAAGGGGCTTCTTCATTTCATAAGGGTATTGATTTTTCAATGCCTGAAGGCACACCAATTACGACCAATGTCGCAGTGAAAGATATCAAAACATGGTATGACAGCAAGGGTGGTGGTTATGTCAGTGAAGTGCTCTTTGAGGATGGTGTATCTCTTAAGTTGCTTCATCAATCTCCAAAGATGCAGAGCAAGGTGAAAGGTGGTGCGAGTAAGGGAAGTGATAAAGCAGCAGGTGACATTCAGTCTCAACTTGAACGTCAACAGGATCTGCAACGTTCACTTGAAAATGAGGTAGCTAGTGAAGTCGGACGGATTAACAATAATAGAAAGGCAAGATTGGAGGATGTTGATAAAGCAAACTTTAGCCCGGAACGTACTGCAGAAATCAAGGCGGAAATAAATCGTCGTGCCGATAATGATATTGCTATAGCCAAACAAGCCCTTAGAACGAAATTGGAAGACTACAAGGAATTCCAGAAAACTGAGGAACAGTTACTTGAAGAGAACTTTAACCGTAAAAAGTTCAATGCAGCTCATGACATTGAATTAAGTAAGTCTGAGCAGAAGCAAGCCATTGAATTGCTGGAACAGCAAAAACAGCAAGAATTAGGTTTACTAAAACTTGCTCAAGAGCAACGTCTTTTTCAGGCTAAACAAGCTCTACTGACAGAAACCCAAGCCATGCAGGAACGTTACAGACTCGAACGGGAGGAAATTCTTAAGAATACCAAGCTTTCTATAGAAGAGCGGCAAAAGCTAATCGCATTATCTAAAGCCAATCAGGATAAAGAGACACGCGATAAAGTGAATAATGCTGTTCAAAACTGGGGTGGTATCCAAGCCGATATGAATGGTACCGGCGAGTTTTTCAGACAGAATCAGGAACGTTTTAGCCGTTTAAATGCTGCAAATGATTTAGCAGATAGTCAATTTGCTGCTACTGATCTTGATGAAAAAAATGGTTTAGATAGTCTAAACGCACAAATGGAAGCAGGACTCATTAAGCAACAGGACTTCGAAAACCGGAAAACAGCTATCATTCAAGCTGCTCAAGATCAACGTAATCAGATTGCTGCTGAATATGCAAAGAATGCTCAGGATATTGAAGATAAGTACCAGCAAGACCGCTTGAACACTCAAATTGCATTTGGTGGCCAAATGATGGGTTCACTTACATCAATGTTTGGTTCAATGTTTGGAGAGCAATCTAAAGCATATAAGATCATGTTCGCCGCTGATAAAGCTTATGCGATTGCAGCTGCTGGTATTGCGATTCAGCAAAGCATTGCTCAGGCAGCAAAGGTAGGTTTTCCAACAAACATTCCTTTGATTGCTAGTGCTATTGCTCAAGGTGCAAGCATCATTGCAAACATCCGGGCAATTAAAGATCAAGGTTTTGCGGACGGTGGTTATACAGGTAACGGCCTAAAACACACTCCAGCAGGGATTGTGCATAAAGGCGAAGTCGTATGGTCGCAAGAAGATATCAAACGCTGGGGTGGTGTTAGCGTTGTTGAAAGCATGCGTCAAAGTAAACCAAGTGGTTATGCTAACGGTGGCTATGTATCAAACAATCAAACGGATGCAGTTGCAACAGTTAGAGAGCATAGGCAATTCGAAGCTATTAACACCGGAAGAACTGAGAAATCTCAACCTAATGTAATTATTAACAATTACAGCAATGAAAAGGTTGAAACCTCGACAAATTCGGATGGTGATTTAATGGTTACAATTGGTAAGATGTTGGATCAAAAAATTGACGCAGGTGTTGATCGAGGCATTCAACGAAATCTACGTCAAGGTTATCCATTAAGTAATGCGATTAAAGGAAGGTAATAATGTCTGAAGATTCAAATCAACATGCTCTGAATTTAGAGGATACTTTAATAGGTAATATAAACATTCAAAATGCAGTTAATTTGAGTTTGGTTAAGTTTCTTGTTCAAAAGGGAATTATTGATTTGGGTGAATTTCAGGAATTCATGAAAGATCAAGAGTTTTTAATTAGGAAACAATTAAATCCAGAAGTTACAGAGGTATTTTCCAAGCAATTATCTGAGGCTTTTCAATACGCGGCCCTGAATCTGGCTGATGAGGATTAATCCGGCAAGAGCAGCGACAAGGCGGTTTATTATCAAAGTAACCCACTCGAATGAGTGGGTTCATTGTATTTGGAGGTTATTGTGCAAGATGAAGAAATTCAGAATGGAGCCATTCAATCAAAAGAGTGTATGCTTGATCGTAGTTTTCAGGAGCTTGAGCATTTAGGAACACAGAATACACACGACTTGGAGTATTGTCGTAAATTGATGCATGGAATGCCTCCCATATCAGATGATGTCTTAAAGCTTCTGAAAACTCACTAGAATATTTGGTGGCTAGATAATTTAAGAATTGTTCGTCTAGAGTATCCACATCTACACTTGACACATTAATATTCGGTCTAAAACAGAACTCGATATATGCCCACCAGCAGTTTTCTTTTTCTGGGTCTTTCTCGATTAAACATCCAAGTGTCATAAAAGCTGTGTTTTCTTTATTCAAGTGGTAAATAGCTGTCTTTAATCTTGGTGTAAATTGAAGCTCATGTATTTCATCAATGCGCTCAGGCTCCTTGGTTAAATCAATAGCTCCAATATTAGTGCGACCATCTTCTAAATCTGCTTTAAACGGCCAAATTTTATAGGTATCTTGCGTGGGCTTATTAATCGGCATGCTATAATTACTCAGTTAGTTAGATAGTTGTGGTGACTAAATACTAACACGCAACCCGTTCTTTTTAGGACGGGTTTTTATTTGGAGTCTAAAAATGAAATCTCTTAGAAAGCAAAAACGTCGATTTACTTTGAAAGAACACCAAAAATCAGAAATGACTTTAGCTGCGCAAATTGGTGAAGCTGTAAAGAAAATAATTCTGAAAGATAAACGACAAGGAGGCTTACTTTCTAAATGAGCAACCTTAAATTCACTTTCGAATGCGACTTAGACGGAAATAGTAATACTCAGCGCTTTAATACGTTATCAAGCAAATTTGGTGACGGTTATGAACAAAACATTGCTGTAGGTATCAATAACCGAGCTGGTGAATGGACTTATCAAAGAACGGCTTATAAAGCTGAAATTATGCAAATCAAAACATTCTTTGATGATCACAAAGGAGCTGACTCTTTTCTTTGGGATTCACCTTTAGACGGTGAAGTCCGAGTTAAAACAGGTGAATATCAACCCCGTTGTTTAGGTGGTGATATTTGGCAAATCTCTACGACATTCACCCAAGTTTTTTACCCTTAATTTAAACCCCTTTGATGCCCCTTTTTAGGGGCTTTTTTTATGCGAGCAAGAAAATGACTAAGCAAGTTATTAATGTTGGTTCAGCTGCAAATGACGGATCAGGAACACCAGCTCGAACAGCTTTCCAGTATGTGAATGCCAACTTTTCTGAGCTATATGATTTCCTAACCGGAACTCCAAATGGAACTACGATTCCAACTGCTTTGCCAATTGCAAAGGGTGGAACAGGCGCAACTACGGCAGCGGGTGCACGAACTAACTTAGGTGCAGCGGCAAGTGGTGTAAATAGTGATATTAGTGAGCTTAAGGGACTCACAACCCCTTTATCAATTTCTCAAGGAGGATTAGGAGCTGATAATGCACAGACAGCTAGAATGAATTTGGGATTAGGAACTGCTGCCATACTCACATCAACAACAAGTCAATATGATCCTACACCGGGAAGAGCACTAAGAGTCGGTGATTGGGGGATGGGGGCTGAAGGGTCTCGTGCATCTGATATGGTTGCTCCTCTTAATAATGGTTTTTTTCGAACAGATGGCACTTTAACAAATGATACTGGTAATAGTATCGGTCCTTATGGTTTGTTTATACACTGTACCCGACGCTCAATGGGTGCATATACAGATGGAAGCCATTCATTTCAGCTTGGGAAAGCAGCGTCATATTCTGTACTGAAGTATCGATTTAATAATAGTGGTACTTGGTCTAATTGGTTTAATTTATTGACTGCACAAAATACTACAACTGATGGAAATGGTTTTATTAAAGCCGCTTCACCTATTGTCAAGTTGTTTAATGATCATATTGAACTCAATGACGAAGCTGAAAGGCAACCAATCACTTTCGATAAGTTGGGTACTGGTGATTACTTAGTGAAAGGCTCATTAGGTTTTGCTCAGGAAGGCTGGTACATTGAAGTACCTAAGGATGCCAACGGTAATACGGTAGTAGCAGTTGAATATTCAACCTTAGAAAATGGTGATCTATCCATCAAGACTTACAAACGTAAGTTTGATTTTGAACTTGCTGCTGTAGTTGCAGACTTGGAAATACCAACAGATATTCCTGAAGGTCGTTGGATTGACATTCGCTTGCATGAAGAAATTGTATTAGAGGAGACACTACCAGATGACATTGAACAGTGATTTCCAGAAACTTTATGTAGACGGCCTTATAACATTGTATGAATTAGATGCCAGCAGCTTAGGTGCTGGCATTTTACGTTTCCATGGACATATTTCTTATGAAGACTGGGAAAAAATTTATGTCTCAGCGGATTTGACGAGCTGGAAGGCTGACACAGCAACAATCAAGGCCGATAAAGTTTTTAATATTGGCGATCAGAAAGTATGGATGCGAAATATTATTTGGCAAGGTCAAGTATTTGAGCCAATGGCGCTTGAGGTCTCTGGCCTTGAAATGCGTTCGGATGGTAAAGCTTCTGCACCGACCTTATCAATGGCAAACAACATTAACGGCATTCAAAATGCCGTATCTGCCTATTGTTTGCAATTTAAAGACTTTGCCGGGGCTAAACTTAAAGTCATTACCACGCTTGCTAAATATTTAGATGCCGAAAACTTCTCGGCAGGCAATCCAACTACTTCAAATGAGTTCAAAGAGCAGCTTTGGTATATCGAGCAAAAAACATCTGAAAATGCCCAGCAAGTGACCTTTGAGCTTTCAAATCCAATTGATTTTGAAGGGTTGAAAATTCCTGTACGTCAAATTACTTCACTTTGTCATTGGTGCATGATGGGAAATTACCGTGGTGAGGAATGTGGATATACCGGAGCGGCAATGTTCACCGATAAAGATGAGCCTACCAATGATCCAGCTTTAGATCGATGTAGTGGGAGTTTGCGTTCATGCCGCTTACGATTTGGTGAAAACAAGCCATTACCTTTCGGCGGGTTCCCAGCTTCAAGCTTATTGTGAGGTTTTATGAAACTTACAGCAAAAACCAAAAAAGCAATCATGACCCATGCCGATGAATGCTATCCGCATGAATGCTGTGGGGTAATTGTTGGAAAAGAATATATCCGCTGCCGCAATGTTTCAGCTCAATCTGATCAGTTTGAAATCCATCCTGAAGATTTAGCTATGGCTGAAGATCAAGGCGAAATCTTAGCTTATGTGCATTCCCATCCAGATGGAACAACAAGAGCATCGGAACTCGATCTGATTCAGATTGAACTACATAAAAAGCCATGGGTAATTTGTTCATATCCGGATCTGGATTTTCAAATCTACGAGCCGTGTGATTATCGCGCCCCTTTAGTGGGGCGTAATTATTTTCATGGCTGGCAAGATTGCTATGCACTTATACGTGATTTTTATAGCCGTGAGTTAGGTGTGGAGCTGTTGGATTTTCAGAGAAAAGATGCTTGGTGGGAGGATAAATCCCATCCATCACTTTATCTTGAAAACTATGAAAAAGCAGGCTTCTATGAAGTAGATACACCACAATATGGCGATATGCTTGTTTGTCGTGTTGGGCGTACTGAGCATCCCAATCATGCGGTTGTTTGGCTGGGTGATAATGGTCAGCTTAAATCTGAACAGACAGAACAATGCATAGGTTCAAGTTTAATACTGCATCATCCGTATAACAGAAAGTCAGTACGCGAAATTTATGGTCAACAGTGGCGTGAACGTACTGTAAAAATCTTGAGGCACAGAGATGTTAAAAACAATTAAGTTATATGGCGTTTTGGGTAAAAAATTTGGACGTGAATATAAGCTAGATGTCGCCAATACTCGTGAAGCTATGCGGGCTTTATCAGTTCAGATCGCTGGCTTTGAGCATTTTATGTTGCATGCACATGAGCAGGGCCTACGCTTTGCCGTGTTTTTAAAAAGAAAGAACTCAAGTAATAAACGAGGCAAGAAACGCCCAGCCATTTACGATCATGAAACTAAGCGCCTAATCACTGGTGACAATATCGGTGAAGAACAGCTTGATATGAATACTGAAGCTGAGGTTATTCATATTGTTCCACGTGTAGTTGGTGCAGGCGGTAATGGAATATTACAGACTGTATTGGGTGCTGTGATGGTCGTGGTGGGGGTTTTAGTAACTGTAGGCACATTGGGCGGTGGAGCACCACTCGGTGCTGCATTGATTGGCTCAGGTATTGGAATGATGCTTGGTGGAGTGGCCATGATGCTTATGCCTAAAGTATCTACCACTCAAGATCAAAACCAAGATGGCAACAGAGCAAACGAAGGTTTTGGCGGTGCAGTGACTACAGTGGCGCAAGGCAATCCTGTACCCATTCTATATGGGCAGCGTGAAGTAGGTGGATTCATTGTCAGTGCTGGTCAGTATCCAGAAGATCAGATGTAGTTTTTTAATCTTTTACAGGCGCTTTTTAGCGCCTTTTTTATTGCGTGAGATTTGATATGGCGATTGTAAAAGGCGCAAAAAAAGGCAATCAACAAGCTAGACAGCCAGTAGTTGCCCCAGATTCAGCACAATCTAAAACCTACATTAAAGTTTTATACGGTATTTCCGAAGGGCCGATTGAAGGCTTGGCAAATGGTCTTCAATCCGTTTTTCTTGAGGAAACGCCGCTAGAAGGTCCAACTGGAACTCTTAATTTTGACAATGTAAAAACAGATTTCCGTAATGGTACTAATGATCAGGAATATATAGAAGGTTTCCCTGCTGTTGAAAATGAGACAGCAATAGATGTTGAGTTGAAATCAGGCACGCCTTGGGTAAAAGCATTTAATAATCTAGATCTGGATGCCGTCCGTGTACGTTTCAAATGGGGTCCTTTGCGTACTCAAGACGCAACAAATGGGGATGTGAGCGGATTAACAATTGAGTATGCGATTGATTTGCAGACTGATGGCAATAGTTGGAGTGAAGTATTAAGAGCTAAAATTTCAGATAAGACTTCGGCAAATTATGAGCGTGCTCACCGTATTGACCTGCCAAAGGCTGATAGTGGCTGGTTATTGCGAGTTCGACGTATTACCCCTAACTCATCTTCTGAATATATCAGCGACAAGATGTATGTATCTGCGGTAACAGAGGTAATTGATGCAAAATTACGTTATCCAAATACTGCTTTACTTGGTCTTCAATATGATGCCGAGACTTTTGGAAACGTAGCAAAAGTTGCTATGGATACAAAGGGTAGGCTCCTAAAAGTTCCTACTAATTACAATCCAGCAACACGGCAATATGTTGGAATGTGGGACGGCACTTTCAAAGAGGCTTATTCCAATAACCCGGCATGGATCTATTACGATATATGCACCGTAGACCGTTATGCTTTGGGTGACCGATTAACCCCACTCATGGTTGATAAGTGGTCTTTATATCGTTTAGCACAATACTGTGACCAAATGGTGCCGGATGGTCTAGGGGGGCAGGAACCACGCTTTACTTGTAACGTTTATCTTCAGAGCGCAGAAGGTGCATTTGAGATTTTAACTAAGTTAGCTGGTGTGTTTCGTGCGATAACGTTTTGGGATGGTAATAGCATTATTTGCGATGCGGATATTCCCCAAGATACATATTTCACTTATACACGTGCCAATGTCATTGATGGCAATTTTGAATACTCAGGAACCCGTGCGCGTGATCGCCATAATGTTGTAAAAATTGCGTGGGATAACCCAGCTAATCACTACAAAACCGAATATGAGTTTGTTCGTGATGAGAAAGCAATTGCTGAAGCGGGCCAAGTTCGTATTTTGGAAATTGATGCTTGGGGATGCACTTCGCGCGGACAAGCGCAGAGAGCAGGTCACTGGGCTTTAAAGTCAGAGCAACTTGAAACACGTACAGTGTCTTTCAAAGTTGGTCTAGATGGACACATTCCTTTGCCGGGGAAAGTAATTGAAGTTGCTGACTCTTTATTTGCAGGTCGTGCAAATGGTGGTCGTGTATCTGCTATTTCGGCAGATCGTAAAAGTATTACTTTGGACCGAGATAATGTGGTTGCAGAAGCTGGCGACCGACTTGTAATTAATGGTGAAAATGGCAAAGCCCAAACACGTATTGTTCAGTCAATAGCAGGTAGAGTTATTACAGTAACCACGGCTTTTGATGTGAATTCGATTGCTGTGCAAAACATTTGGGTTTTAGATGCTCAAGACTTGGCAACAATGAAGTTTCGGGTCATCTCTATTACTCAAGATGATAAACATCAATTTAGCATTACTGCTCTTCAATACAATCCTTCAAAGTTTGATGCAATCGACACTGGAGCACATTTTGAAGAAGCACCAATTTCAATTGTTAATCCTACTGTTCAAGATGCGGTTACAAACGTCACCATTACAAGTGAAAGCCGAGTAGATCAAGGTATTAATATTGCCACAATGATTGTGTCATGGGCACAAGCCCGTGGAGCGGTTAAGTATCTGGTTGAGTGGCGTAAAGACGACGGAAGCTGGATTAAGCTTCCATTGACAGGCAATAACTCTGTAGAAGTACCGGGGATTTACGCTGGTCAATATCAGGCGCGTGTAACAGCAATTTCAGCATTTGAAATTTCTTCTTTACCGTCATACTCAGTGTTGACTGCTTTGACTGGTAAGCAGGGGCTACCACCAAAATTAGCTTTTATCCGTGCAGTTGGAACAATGTTCGGAATGAAAGTGGAATGGGGATTCCCGGCAACTGGCGCATTAGACACTGCATATACGGAAATTGAGTATTCTACGACTTCCAATGGTGCCAATATTCAGCCTCTGGGTTCTTATGCTTATCCAACGACTTCACTACAGCAGCAAGGTTTAGCAGCTAATGTGACACTTTGGTATCGTGGACGGTTGGTTGACCGCATCGGCAATAAAGGGGATTGGTCTAGTTGGGTTAGTGGTACTTCAACTGCACAGGCGAATGATATTCTTGATGCGCTTGATGGCTTAATTTCTGCAACGCAGTTAGATCAGGACTTAAGAGATACGATCAATAAAATTGATACGATTGAAGGTCTTGATGGAGATATCGGAAATTTAATTGACAAAGTTACTGCTCTTGAGGGTGAAATTGATTCTGCTAATGCAGCAATCGATGCCGAAACCCAGCAAAGAGTAAGTGATGTTTCTGGATTAAACGATAGCCTTACACAAGAAATTAGAGATCGAATTGCAGCAGATACAGCTGAAGCGCAAGCCCGTGCAGATGCGATTGCACAAGAAGCTTTGGCACGGCAGGGCGAAGTTAAGCAAGTTTCCGATGCCATTGCAAAAGAAACAAATGACCGCATTACTGCGGTTAAAGGTGTCAGTGATGGCTTAACTCAGGAAATTCAGGCTAGAACTGACGGTGATCAGCAGATTCTAAATGCTGTTACTACGTATAAAGAAAGCACGGACACATCAATTGCAGCTGTTCAAGAATCGGTTGATATTGTTGCAGATGATTTACATGCTACAGCAACAAAACTGGACGGTGTTTACGCACAGGTAACACCTTTAACAGCTGACCAAAACAACTGGACAGCTGATAGTGGTAGCAACCAAGCAGGGGCGTGGACAATTCAGTCAGCATTTGCTGAAGGTGATTTAGCCCTAAGTAAACGTATCGATGTTGTTAATGCTCAGGCGGGAAATAACCAAGCTGCTATTCAGCAAGAAGCCTTAGCAAGAGTCAATGGTGACAGCGCACTAAGCCAAAGAATTGATACGTTAAGTTCAGATTTTGGCAATAACAATGCTTCTGTTCAGCAAAAACTTATTGCTTTAGCTGATGCCGATGGAGCACAGGTTCAGGCACTGAACAGTTATATTGCTTCTAATGATGCAGCTTTAGCTTCTGTTATAGATGATGTATCTGCTGTAATTAATGATACGGAATCGAACACACAATCTATTGAAGGGCTTCGATCCAGTGTTAAAACGGCAACAGATCAAGCTGGTCAGGCACTCGAAAATAGTGCTTCAGCAATTTCTAAAGCTGAAACTGCTGTAACTCAAGCTGGTTCAGCGTCATCTATGGCACAGGAAGCAACAGCAACAGCACAATCGGCAAGCTCAAAAGCAGATGGTGCTATTAATACAGCCAATACCGCTAGTAGTGATGCTGCAACTGCAAAAACCAATGCTGCAACTGCTATCAGTAAAGCGCAAGCTGCTGCTGCTGCTTCTAGTGCCAATGCATTATCTATTAATGAAATCAATGCTGCTTTAGAGGATAAGGCTTCAACTGGTGCACTTGAAGAAGTTAAGGCAGATGTAGAGGATCTTGATGGCGTTGTTAAAGCTCAAACGCAGAAGCTTGATGGTGTTTATGCAAAAGTTACTCCATTAACTGCTGACCAAAACAACTGGACAGCTGATAGTGGTAGCAACCAAGCAGGGGCGTGGACAATTCAGTCTGCTTATGCTGATGGCGATTTAGCTTTAAGTAAGCGCATTGATACTGTTTCAGCTTCAGTTGGTGAAAACACTGCATTAATTCAACAGGAAGCTACAGCAAGAGCGAATGGTGATGCTGCTACGGTACAAGCTTTAAATGTTTATAAAGCGAGTAACGATGCGGTTTTATCAGCAGTTAGTCAACGAGTTGATATTAATACCGCAGACAATGAGGCAACTGCTTTAAAGGTTGATGCGATTGATGTCAGGGTTAAGACAACAGAGGAGAAAACAGGGCAGGCTCTCGAAAATAGTGCCACAGCGGTAAGTAAATCTGAAGCAGCAGTTTCGGAAGCTGGGTCTGCTGTTACTGTAGCAAATCAGGCAAAAGCAACAGCTGGCACTGCAAGTAGTGATGCTGCAACAGCTAAGGCAAATGCAGCCACAGCACTATCACAAGCCAATGCAGCAGCAGATGCATCTAGTGCTGCAATTGAGCGTGTTGAGTCTGTAGAGGCTGAGCTTAGTGACAAGGCCTCAACAGGTTATGTGGATAGTGTGAAAGCTACCGTTGATGAGCAGGGTGATTTGATCAATGCAAATACTGAGCGATTAAGCGGAGTCTATGCAAAAGTTACCCCACTAACCGCAGATAGTACTTCACTAACTGCTGACAGCTCATCAACAGAGGCTGGATCATGGTCATTACAGTCGGCAGCAGCTGAAGGTGACTTGGCTCTAAGTAAGCGGATTGATATTACTCAGGCTCAGATAGATGAAAATAAAGCAACTATTGCTTCTGAAACTACTGCACGTGTAAATGCTGATAGCGCACTTGGACAACGTATTGATACTGTTCAAACTCAGTTTGAAAGCAACAAAGCAACGGTTCAAAGCCAGATCAAAACGCTTACAGATAGTCAGTCTTCGCAAGCAAGTCGAATTGATATTGTTCAAGCTTCCGCTTCATCTGCAAATGCAGCAGCGGGTAATGCACAATTAACGGCTAATGATGCCTTGGATAAGGCAAATACAGCGAACACTAATTTGGCGACTGTTCAACAAAAAGTGAATGCGGTTACGGATGCTCAGAGTGCTACTGCTGAAAAAGTTGACACAATTCAGACAACTGTTGATGGACATACAGCATCGATTCAAGAGGTCTCTGAAAGTGTAGACGGTGTCTATGCGGAACAGTTCTTGAAGTTCGATGTAAATGGCCATGTTTCAGGTCATGGTTCAATGAACGATGGAACTACTTCAACTTTCATATTCAATTATGATGCAATTCAGTTTGGTACGCCTGTCGGTGTTGATGGTGTAGAACCTAAACCATTAATGNCCAGAGAAGGGTACATAGCACCGATAACACAATCCACAGCACTATTTGAGTAG